CCGGTCATGGGTGGTGTCGCATCCCTTTTGAGTGCTCGTGAGTTCAGTAGCGCCATGGTGAGATGGGGGTGGGCTGTGGTGAGCCCACCCCCAGTTCGTTCTTCTTAGATGCCGGTGAGCTTGCAGAACGCCTGCGGCAGCAGCACGCCGTACGCGGCGCGCATCTCAGCGAGGACCGCGACGAGGTTCTTCACGAAGAAGTCGCTGTGCGAGTCCGTCACGAGTACCTGGGCGCCCTCGCGGAGCCACAGCACCGCCTTCGCGAAGTCACCGACGAGGCCGGTGCCGGCGGGCATCGCGGCGGACACCACGACCGGGAGTCCCCACGCGGTCATCGGGCCAGCCACGGACGGCGGGCCATACAGGTACCCACCGGTTCCCGCGACAGTGCCGGAGTTGTCGCGCAGCAGCCGGAGGTCCTGCCAGTCGTTGGGGTGAAGCGCGATGCCATTGGGCTCCACGAACCCCAACCGGATCTGGGTGATACCCATGTGGATCGTGTCCGCGACCGTACCCGACAACGCCTGGGTCAGGATGCTGCCCGTGTTCAGGATGCCGGTGAGGTTCTCACCGGTGCCGTCACCGTTGACGACCTGCCCTTCCAGGCGGAACTCGAGGCCGTAGCGGAGCTGGCTGTCGATGATGGTTCGCAGCTGCGCTTCGTCGTCGAGGGCGCGGCGGGTTGACGGCACCCAATGCGCGATCGTCTTGACGGTCTCGGTGACCTTCTGGAACGCGACCGTCGCTTCGGGCTTCGTGCCGGTGGTAACGGACGTGGCTTCCGCGACTTCCGCCGCGACGCTCGTGAACGTCGTCTGGCGGGCGTACTCGATCGCGTCGACGGTCGTTTCGCCCATCGTCAGGAGATTCAGGACGGTCGGGGGCCGCTTCGGCTGTTCGACGTACGCGGCGCGCTGGTTGATGATGAACGCACCGGCGCTGGTGTCGGACAGGCCGGTGATGAGCGTCTTGACTTCGTCGATGCTCATTTCGGCGAGCGTCGCGACGAACGACCGCTTATCGCTGTGCAGGGCGCCGGACTGCTTCAGGCCCTTGTACTCGGGGCTTTCCAGGGCGCGCTGAGACAGGGTCTTGTGTTCGACGGGGTTGGGCTGCTCGCGCTGGAAGCCGCCCTCGCCGTTGATGGCGAGCATCTCGAACGTCTTGGAGCGGACCGTCTCGAGGCCCTTGAGGTCAGCGGCAGCCGACGCGTACTCCTTGTGGATCTGCTCGGCTTCCTTGAACTCCTGGCTCTCGGTGGCGTTGGCGTCGTTGCCGGCTTGCGCGAACTGGTCGCGCTTCTGCTCGAACGCGGTCCACTTCTCCTTGACCTCGGCTTCCTTGGCCGCGATCTGTTCGTTGAGCTCCGCGAGCTTGCCGCGAAGCGGGTTCTTCGGGGTCATGAGTGGTTTCACTCCAGGTGTTGGGGTCGGGCTGCCTGGAGCGCTCTGATCCTCGCCTTCGCCTCCTCGCCCACCGGTTCGGCGGGGTTGGGCTCCGGGTTGTCTTCGGGCTCCTTCTCTTCTGTCTTCTCCGGCTGTTCGGCCGGCTCGGGCTCAGCGACCGCCTCAGCGGCGGTCTTGAGTTCTGAGATTTGGCGTTGCCGGTCCGCGATCTCCGCTTCGAGTTCCTCGATGCGCGCGGGGAGGCTCTTGACGCCCATCAGCCGGGTCGCTGGGTTCATGCCGCGGAACACGGGGCTGACTTCGAACAGGTCGAGGTCTTTGAGGATGCGGACGGGCTGGCCGTTCTCGACGATGTCCTTGTGTTCCTTGACGCCGTAGCCGAAGCTGAATTCCTGTAGGGCGCCGCCCTTCATGGCCTCGTACACCTCGCGGGCGCGGTCGTGGCCCTCGACGAACAAACGGGCTTTGACCCGCAGGCCGTCGTTGCTTTCGCCGGCTTTGGCGACGACACCGATCGGCACGGATTCCGCGTCGTGTGACCACAGCACCGGGACGGAGCGGCCCTTGGCTTCCCATTCGCCGAGGGTGCGTTTGAACGCGCCGCGCTGAACGCGGTCGCCGCCGGCGTCGACGTTGCCGAAGACGCTGACGAGCGCCTCGAACGTACCGGGCTCGTCCTTGCTGGACAGCGCCTTGAAATCACTGATGGTGTAGCTCTTGGTGTCCACGACTGTTCCTCCCGTGACGGGTGGCTTGCACTACGGGGAAGCGGGTGCGGTTTATCCGAACCGGGATGCTGCGAGGCGACGGCACGCGGCCGGGTCGCCTTCGGCGCGGGCGATGAGGCCCTCTACGAGGTCAGCGAGCGGCTCGGCGAGCGCATCTGGGGCGTCCTGGTTGAGTTCGCGCTTGAAGCGGTCCCTGTCCCACGGGTTCTGGCCTGCGCTCATGCGTTTCGCGGCGCGTTCCATTACTCGCCGCAGGTTCGCTTTCACCGGGTCGTCGCCGTTAGCATCCGGGTTTGTGGCCGGCGGGCTGGACGGTTCGGGTTTCTCGCCGAGCGGCGACATGTTATTCGCTGCCATATACAGTTCATCAGCGGCCGGATTGTCGGATCTGCGCATCCGCAGCCGGTTGCGGCCCTCGTTCGGGGTCATCAGGGTGCCGTTGATCGCCGTGACGACCGCCTTGATTTCCTCCGGGGTGTCGGACCGCAGAACCTCCGACAAGTCGAACGCGAGGAACAACCGCTGGTCACGCCACGCTGGCTCCGCTTCGATGAGTTGCGCGTTGAGCGTGTCGGTTATCAACGTCAGCCATGGCCTGAGTGTCGCCCGGTAGAACCGGTTATGCATCTCCGCGACGTTGCTGTACGTAGCGTGATCGAGAATTCCGATGAGCGGCGGGTCGACGTCGTAGACAGCAGCGACTTCTTCGCGGTTGAGTTTGCGTTGATCGATGAGTTCTGCCTCGACGGCGCTGTGACTGAACGGCACCCAGTCCATGTCACCCTCAAGCAGAAAATACGAGCCGCGGCGCTGCATCGCGATTTCGGTGCGTAACTGCTGACGCTGGTCGGCGTCCAGCATCCCCGGGGTCTTCAACGCCCCGGATGGCCGCACACCATTGTCAAACGAGTCCGCCTGATGACGCTGCGCCGCGTCTTCGGTACGTAGCGTCATGCCGAGCTGCTTGAGGGGACTGACACCGAGGTCGCCGTTGCCAGCCTCGAACGCGAGATGAATGACGTCGTCGCGGTCGAAGAACTGCTGGCGGTTCGGCTGGGTGGTCTCCCAAAACAACACTTCGCCGTCGTCGAGTGTCCACGGGATCAAGAACCGCCAATCCAACGGAATCAGGCTTGTTGGGGGACCGTTCGGCTCCGATCTGACCTTCCCGAGCACCGCGTTGCCGTGAATCAACGCCGGGAAGCTCATCTTCTGCTTGAAGTGCGCAGCCGACGCTCGAGGCCACGGCTTCAGGATCAGATCCATGATCGGATGGCGGTGAACCGGTTCGATCTCGCCGTCGTCGGTGACCTCCCGGTATAGCCGCAACGGGAGGTCGAAAATCCCCTTGTTCAGTTTATTGGCTGCCGCTGCCACCCACGGCTGCGTTTCATACAACCCCAGGTAGCTGATGAGCCGACCGTCCGCGGTGATCGGGACGCCGTCACGGCTGAACAACGCCAGCGGAACGCTCGGGCGTTTCAACCATGACTCGCGGCCACCGCGCGTGATAAGCCGGTCGCCGTAAGTAACGAGCGTCGCCATCAGTCACCCGGCCCCAACCGGTGCACCCACGACAGATTCTCAACGAGAACGGTGGCTTCACCAGGCAAATCCACCGGGTCCGCCTCCCCAAGGTACTGGAAATGCCCGATCACGAGGCAGTCGCGGTACACGCCGAGCAGGACACCCCGCAGCGACCGGTCGTCCTTGGTTTGGAGTACCACGCGTTCGCCGCGGAGACGCTTCACGCCGCGCGTCACGCAAGCACCTCAAACCGCGGCGACACCGGAACATGCGCCTTGACAGCCCATAGCGCCAATGTGGCCGCCACAAGCGGCGAAATGTCCACCTCCGATTTCATGCGCGACCACATCCAAGCCTCACCTGCTGGTTTACGAACCACGCCCCGCACAGCAGCGTTCAGCGCCGACTGGCCACGGTGCCTGACCTCACGCTGCTTGACGAGATCGAACAGGACGCCGCAGCCCTGCGCCTGCTCCGCCGGCTCCACAATGCGGAACTGAACCCCGAGTTGCACCAGCTGCGGGACCAGCGCCATCGCCGGCGACCGGTTCGCCAGCAGCACCGGACCGCACTTGTGTGCTCTCTGCACCTCCTGCACCCGCTCAGCCACCCAGTTCGTGCCGGACTTGTGCTCGATCACCTCGATGTGAGGCAGACCGTCGGCTCTGAGCCCTGAGACGGCGATCGCTGAGTGCGAACGGGTGGGCCGCACGTCAAGCGCGATCTCCACCGGGTTCTGCACCTCAGAACTGGAGTCTTCGCACGCTTCCCAATCCGCGGGCTGGATGCCGTCGGGGTCAAGCTCCACGAGCGCTGGCCAATCCCCCACCCCAAGGCGCTCCACCGCGAACTCCCGGTCACCCAGCGCCCGCCGCTCATCCGCGACGTACTCAGGCGCGATGCGGATCCCGAGCCCCGGATTAGCGAGCGCCCACGCCTCCGGATCGTCGAAAACCTCGGCTGGCACCTTGTCGGGGTGCTCGTAGGGGATGTTCCAGCCGAAATACGCGAGACGGCTGACACCCGCGAGAGCATCGGCGCGAACCCGAGCGAACTCGATGCCATGCTCAGTCTTCTCCTGATCGACCGCGCTGCCAGCGAACCACAGCTGAGGGTCACCATCCATCGACCGGGCAGCCATCGTCGGCACCAGAGCGGCCATGAACGCCGCCGCAAGGATCATCGCCTCATCGAAAACCACCAGATCCCCGGTGAAACCGCGGCCACCGCCCCCCGTGCGGGTCTTGAAGAAGATCCGGTAGCCGTCGCGGAGCTGGATCGCCTCCGAGCCCTTCCCCCGCACCACCTTCAGGATTCGCCGATCAAACTCCGGCACACCCTCCATCAGGTTCAACAGCCGGTTGAAATGCTCGCTGGACGTCGCCTGCTCATGCGCCGAGTGAATAATCAGCCGCTCACCAAACGCGAACAAGCCGGCGAGCTCACGCGCCTCCAGAATCGCGCTCTTCCCGTTCTGCCGCGGCGCCTCCAGCCCAACGCGGTACGCAGCCCAACGACCCTCCGCCGTCTCCCCCAGCGCGTCACAGATGACGAGCCGCTCCCACGGATCCAGATGCAGTCCCGCGACCGCCGCGACCTCGAGCGCCTCATCGCCCGCGGAGGACACATACGGCGGGACGTGATGAATCCTAGGCGCTTGCGCGCCGACTACGGCGCTCCTCGCGCTTTCGAGTAACGTCATCGATTCTGTCCACCTCGATTCTCGGTGGTGAGAGTGCCCGCAGTCGCTCGAGCAGCTCGCGGAGCTCCTTCGCGCACATCGATTTCGAGGTGGCTGACGTGTCCCCGTCGTCCAACTGCGCGGCGAGCACCAGCGCAGTCGCCGCGATCCCCGATTCCGCGAGCGTCTTCGGCATCCCCGCTAAATCGCGCTTCACCGCTGCAACCACCGTCATCGCCGGCTTGCGTGCCATCACCACACCCGCGACAAGCGATCCGGCCGCGCACGATGCCTTGACGTAGCCCGATTCCCACCCGCACGGCAATCCCGCGAATATCGGTGCTCGGGACCAGAATATTGGGAGCGATCGTGGTCATCATGACCCAAATCCCACTCCTGGTCGGGCTGAATCAGTTCACCGCAGCGAGCGCACCGCGCTGTGCCCGACGCCACCACGCGCGCTACCTGGCGACGCAGTTTCTGGTGGCGACCGCCGTAACCGCGCGTTGCTGTGCTCATGCGCCTCTTCCGACCGAGGGGGGGGAGGCTGACAGATCGGAA